GAGTTTTTTCCACTTCCTACTACAGTGGATTTTGCTAGTAAGAATTTTGAAAAGTCGTTTATCCCACATTTAACCGTGGATAAAGAAAGTATTGACCAAAACCCTAGATTCTATGTGATGTATATGGGTGGGTTTTCAGATAGTTTAGATATGGAGAGTAGTACTTATGAGTTTGCTAACGATGGGTTTGATATTACACCAGAACCGTGTATCGATTGCCCAGCTGATTTTTATAAAGGAGACATAACCACAATATCAAATCAAGAGAGTTTACCAAACGCAGTATTACTAATAGAAGGACAAGCAGAAGATGATGGGGGGTTTAGGATAGGAGGACCTGGTGGTGCAATCTCGGTACCTTCGTATGGAAACTGGAAATGTGTTGGAAATTCAGGGTTTGGGGATTGTAAAATACAAAAACCAGAATTAAAAGCGTTCGCTATAAATTACGCTCAAGACAATCAAAACTTCTTCAAATCTATTGCGCTAGATCAAGCGGAATTTCAAGAGACACAAGAATCATTATTAATCATAGATGCTTTATCTCACGAAGAGGGGACAACTAAAGATCCGATGTTGAAAGGACAAAATTTATTAAATGTGTATCAAAAAAGAAGTTATACTTGTAAAGTGGAAGCCTTTGGGATGATGTCTATATTACCACTACAATATTTCCAATTAAATAATGTACCAATGTTTCATGGTGCTTATCTTATAACTAATGTGGAACATAAAGTAACACAAGGAGATGTGTCGACATCGTTCGAAGGGGTTAGAGTCTCCCAATCAGTAATACCATACGTGAGTGGGTTTTTAACTGCGATACAAGATTCGAGTGAATCAAGTCCCATAATATATAACGAAAAGTTAGACACAAGAGACTTAAACGTTTTATCAGGGGATGTTGAAAGAGTGGGGTTATGGAGGTCAGGAACTTTCAAGGAATCAACTTTGGGAGGGATACAAAAATTAGGGGTAAATAGTGTTGCCTTAGCGATTGAGACTGATTGGGCAGAAGTTAGTGGAGGTAGTACAAGATGGAAAGGTGATTCATGGGATTGGCAACCTTATAAACAATTTGATAATGGTAAACAAGCTGATTGGACGAAAAATGCTAGGTATACTTTAGACGGATTAAAAAACGTGGTTAAATTATTAAGTGAAGCCGATATTTACATAACACTAATGTTATATTTTAACCCAAACTATAACTATATCGAACCTATGTGTGGTGGTAGTGGGATGAAGAACATAAATGGAACCACCGATTATCTTAAAAAAGATTATGCTTCCCAAAATATTGACACTCCTTTCACTATACCAGAATTAGTTAATGAGTTAAACAATCACTGTACTAAATGTAAAGTAGATGCTATAGAATTTGACCTTGAGGGGCATTATAGGAAAACTGTGTATTCTTCAGGGTGGAAAACTGGAGAAAAACCATTGGGATACGACGATAGTGTAAATAAGAAAGATTTGGCCAAAGCGGTTATGAAAAAATTAAGAGACACCCTACCAACAGGTACAGAAGTAGGTACTACACTTTATGTGGGGAAGACTGTTAGTACTAATGAGAATTATTGGAAAGACCCAGCACATCCTGAATATTCTTGCCTCGCTGATTACGTAGCTGTACAAGCTTACACTTTCGCAAAATGTAAACCTCAAAACTGTAAATCTTGTACACTTGATACTGATTGTGTAGAAGGTGCTTTTTGTGGTGATATGGGGAATGGTAAGGGTAAAAAATGTTACAATACTGATTATAGTTGGGGTGGGTACGCAGGACCAGGTAACTATCAAAGGTTTAGTGGTAATACAGTTAAAAAAATATCTGAATCCAACTTCAACGGAGCGGACCCAACAAATGGTAAACCATATTTAATTATGGGATTAGCTGCGTATCATCAGAAATTTGAAGACCACACAATATCTGAAGCTTTAGTGGAAGCTTGGAATGGAGGAGTACAACCAATAGCAAGTAGTAGTTACAAACCAACAGAAGTTAGATACTGGTCTTATGCTAATGTGTTTGGTAGTAATGGGGGGTATGATAGTATTACTAAGTCCGGACCAGTAGCTGATTTCATAAAAGAACAAACTAGTAAAATAAATGAAGAATCAACATAATAAACTCATTAAAGATAAAAAAATCTTTACTTGTTTGAACATTTGTGGACGTTTTCTTAGATAACTAATATTTATAGTAAAAGAATTATAATTATGAAAAATGAAACTAAAACTTCGAAAGAGAACTTAACTCAGACTTCAAACGCGATTAATGAATTTTTAATTGATGAAAATGTTGTTAACAACTCAATTAAATCTAAAGATGGGTTAATTGAATCTACAAAAATTATTAATAAAAAAGTGATTGTAGAAGACGGTAGAGAATTATTAAGAGAAGTAACTTTTAAGCACGAATAGAAATGAAAAGAAATACATTAGTTAACGAAGAGTTGAAAAGACACTTGGAAATACTAGATTACAGTAATAAAGTGTCTAATAATGTTATAGAAGAAAAGTTTAAGGTAACTTTCCAAGAACAAGAACCTGAACTCGAACCAGAGGATGCTGTTGGAGAAGAACTTCCAGATATGGACGCTGCACCTATTGATGATACTTTGGAAATGCCTAATGACGACACTATAGAAACACCTGTACCTCCAGTAGGTACTGACACAACATTACCACCACCACCACCACCACCAGGTGAACAGTTAGCGCCAATTACTCCAGTAGAAGATGAGGTAGAAGAAGTAGATGTAACAGAACTAGTTAAGAAAAACGACCAGATAGGAGATACTGTTGAAAAATTCTCAACCCAACTAGTGGACATCGAGACAAAATTTACAGAATTAAACGATAAATTAGATAATATGGATTTATTATTCCAGAAAATTGATAATTTAGAAGGTGAGATACAAAAAATGGCACCACCTACCCCGATAGAAAAAATGGAGTTAAGGTCATTAGATAGTTTTCCATATAACCAAAGACTGGATGATTATTTTGACGAAAAAAAAACACAATATAAAAGATTACGAGGAATTGATTTGGACACAGAAGACCAGACCTTTACCGAGAAAGAATATACACTAACTGCCGGAGAGGCAGAAGAATGGGATGATAACTCAATAGGGAAATCGTTTAACCCTAACTATGACGACGAAATAAACTAAAAAAGAATTAAACTATGGCAAGAGTAATAAAACTTAAAGAATCAGACATCACTAAGATTGTTAAAAGAATTATAAGAGAAGATAGTCACTATGGTATGAACAAAGGTGATAAATCTAGAACACGACCAGGTAAACGTGACTATGAAGAAAAAGGGGAAGAAATGACTCACGAATCAATCAAAGAAGCTTTCGGAGGATGTAGAACTTTGAAAGACTGTGTTAAAGTATATACAGAAATGTATAATGCTTCAGATAATGTACCAGGAGTACCAACACCACAAGAGTTTAGAACTAAAGCGGAAGAGATTGATGAAGAAACAGGTGGTGGTGATGATGGACCACAAATGATGTTGTGGTGGTTTGCTGGAATAGCAGTAGCTTTAACGATAAGATGGATTAACACACATGAGCCACCATGGTCATGGAATTCAGATATAACACTAAAAGAAAATATAGAATTAGTTGGAAAATCAGAATCAGGTGTTAATATTTACGAATTTGATTATATTAATAAAAAATACGGTAATGGTAGATATCGTGGAGTTATGGCACAAGAAGTACCTTCAGCATCTTTTGTTGGACCAGAAGGTACATTAATGGTAGACTATTCAAAACTAGATGTACAATTCGAAGAATTAAATTAACCATGGCAAGAATAATAAAATTAAAAGAGTCAGATATCACTAATATTGTTAGGAGAATACTGAGAGAAGATAGTCGATATGGAGGTAACAAAGGAGATATGTCTAAAACACGACCAGGTAAACGTGACTATGAAGAAAAAGGTGAGAAAATTACTATAAATGGTTTGAGTGATTTGAACAAAGTAATAGGATTCCCTAAAACTATGGAGGAGTTGGTAAGTCGTTATGAAATAACATACAATTGTCAATCTAATACAAAAGGTATGCCAACCCCAGAAGAAATTAAAAGAACAGCTGATAAAGTTGTAACTGATAATGGTGGTGGTGATAATGACCCAGTTGTAGGTATGATGTGGATATTAGCAGGTATTTTGATTGGTTTAATGGTTGCATTGTGTTATGGACCTGGATGGAGTGGATACCCTTACGAACAGTCTGACATGACACTAAAAGAAAACATAAACTTAGTAGGTAAGTCAAAATCAGGGATTAATATTTACGAATTTGATTATATTAATAAAAAATACGGTAATGGTAGATATCGTGGAGTTATGGCACAGGAAGTCCCATCGGCGTCTATTGTCGGCCCAGAAGGGACACTAATGGTAGACTACTCAAAACTAGACGTACAATTCGAAAAATTGAACGTATAGTTGACACACAACATAAAAAATTATAATATTAACCCAACCCTAATAAAGTTGGGTTTTTATGTATATGAGGGTGTTTACTTTACAGTATTTGTTTTGTATACTTAAGAAGTAAAAATATTATTAACAGTTAAAAAAAAATTAAAGACAAAGACATGAGTAACATACTAGACACAATTCTTAAACAGTACGAGTCCAACAAACCTGGGGCAGGGACCGAAAAAAAGAAAACAGACCTTAGGAGATATTTCGCACCTTTTTTACCAAAGGGGGAAACAAGTGGAGAAAGAACAATTAGAATTTTACCACCTAAAGATGGGACATCCCCTTTCCAAGAGGCTTGGTTCCATGAAGTACAAATTGACGGTAAATGGCAAAAACTTTACGACCCAGGTAAGAATGATAATGAAAGAAGTCCTATTACTGAGGTTAATGAAGCTTTATTAATGACAGGAGACCCTGAGGATAAAGTATTAGCAAGACAATATAGACCAAGAAAATTCTATGTTGTGAGAGTTATTGATAGAGACAACGAAGAAGACGGGGTTAAGTTCTGGAGATTCAAACACAACTTCAAAGGAGATGGTATAATGGATAAACTAATCCCACTATTTCAAAAGAAAGGAGATATTACCGACCCAAGAGAAGGTAGAGACATTAACCTAATACTTAAAGCTGTTAAATTACCAAGTGGTAATGGAATGTATACTACGGTTTCGACAATTATCACTGAGGACCCAGCTATGTTAACAACAGAAACAGAAAAGGCTAACCTTTGGATGTCTAATACTGAAACATACAGAGACGTTTACGTTAAAAAAGATGAACAATTTCTTGAAAAAGTAGCTAAAGGAGAAAACCCTTACGAGAGAAAAGAAGAGATGGTGAGACCAACAAGTACACCTGTCAGTGATACAACTATGAATGAGTTGGACAAAGGTAGTGAGATTAACATGGACGATATGCCATTTTAATCTATAGATATGGCGAAATCAATAAAGAAAAAAGCGTTTTCATTAGAAGACTTACAAGGAAAATATAGTACAAAGGCAAAATATAAAGAAGATAGTTTCTTTGATGTCGGAGAAGCATTTTATAAAGCTTGTGGTATCCCAGGACCGGCAGAAGGACATATAAATGTGTTTTTAGGTCATTCAGACACTGGAAAAACCACAGCTTTAGTAAAGGCGGCTGTTGATGTGCAAAAAAAAGGTAAATTACCAGTTTTTCTAATAACCGAACAAAAGTGGGATTTTGAACACGCAAAACTAATGGGTTTTGATTGTGAATTAAACGAAGAAGGAGAATGGAGTGGAACTTTTTTATTTAACGATGGTTTTTCTTATATAGAACAAATCACTGATTATATAAATGAATTAATAGACGAACAACAAAAAGGTAATATACCATATGATTTAGTTTTCTTTTGGGATTCTGTGGGTTCCGTACCTTGTAAAATGACCTTTGAAGGGAAAGGAGGTAAGATGCATAATGCGAGTACCTTAGCTGATAAGATAGGTATGGGGATTAACCAGAGAATCACAGGTTCAAGAAAGGAAAGTTCTAAATTTACCAATACTCTTATAATTGTTAACCAACCATGGGTCGAATTACCAGATAACCCTTTTAGTCAACCAAGAATTAAAATGAAAGGAGGAGAGGCGATTTTTCTTAACTCCACACTAGTCTTTTTATTTGGTAACCAAAAAAATAGTGGAACTTCAAAAATTAGTGCAACGAAGAATGGTAGGAAAGTATCATTTGCAACACGTACAAAAGTGTCGATACTTAAAAACCACGTTAACGGTATCGGTTTTTCAGATGGTAGGGTAATTGTAACTCCACACAGTTTTATTAATGACGACCCTAACGACATAAAGAAGTACAAAGAAGATCACTCAAGTTATTGGGTTGAACAATTTGAAAAAGCAGGTGAAAAAGTTGACAATGACGACTTTGACCTAACAGAATCTAATGTTTAACCTTTTAATTACCATGAGTTGAGACGAAGAAACAATCAAAAACAAATAGAGACTTTAGTAGTAGACGGAGATGCCCTATTAAAGAGGTCATTCTTCGGTGCAAAAGATGTTTTTAATGAAAAAAAAGAACATATTGGAGGGTTATATCAATTTATAAACATTCTTAGAAAAACGTTGTCAGAAAAATACTATGACAAAGTAGTGGTTTTTTGGGACGGAAAAAATGGAAACCTAACCCGAAGAAGAGTTTATCCTAATTACAAAACCAACAGAAAAAAATCAAGTAATTACGATGAGGGATCCTTCCTACGACAGAAATTAAAAACACAACAATACCTAGAAGAGTTATATGTTAGACAACATGTAGATAAGGATACAGAAGCCGACGATTTAATTGCCCATTACTGTCTTAATAAAAAAGAAAATGAAATAATTACGATATATACCGCAGATAGGGATATTGTGCAATTAGTGAACAAAAACGTACATGTTTTTTTATTAGATAAGAAAGAATTAGTAAAAGAAGACACGGTTTTAATAACTAGAGAGTTAGAATACCTACCTAAAAACGTATGTTTAGTTAAAATGTTAATAGGTGACTCCTCAGATAATATTTTGGGTATAAAAGGACTATCACCCAAAAGACTAGGGGAGTTAGTCCCAGACCTTAAAACTAGAAAAGTAGAATTAAAAGAGATTAAAGAATTAGAATATGAGGGGGATAACTGGAGGATTATTAAGGTATTGAATAATATAAAAACAGGTACAAGTAACGGTGGGGTGTTTGGAGACGAACTCTACAATATAAATAAAAAAATAATTAACTTAAAAGAACCTTTTATTACTGAAGGGGCTAGGAAAAATGTAGAAGATTTAGTAAACTTAAAACTAGATCCTACAGGACGAGATTACAAGAACGTAATTAGAATGATGATTGACGATGGAATTGTGAATATAATACCAGCTTCATATGAGGACCAGTCAGAATTTTTAATTCCTTTTATAACACTAAAAAATAACGAAAAAAAAAATGGAAAGAGCAAAGAATAAATACACAGATAAATTCGAGTTTATTTTAAGGATTAATGGCAACATAATTTGTCAAAGGTACTTTAACATCAGAGGGTATAACAATAAGGCTAAAGACTCTATGGATATAAGGTGGGACTTAGGGGACATAGTCGACACAATACAAAGTTATTTGAGAAAACAAACAGAAGAATTTCTTTGGTTAAATTATAACCCCTACACTTCAAAAAACTCCGTAGTAAAAGAAGTAGATAAACAAGAGGAAGACTACTTTACCTTTGAAATTAGGGTCGATGGAAAGATAATAATAATAGAAAGATTTACAGGGATGGACTTCCCACCCAAAGTAAGATATTCTGTTAATATAAAATCGTTGATACCATCACTAATATCAAAGATCCAACGAGGGTTGAGTCAAAGAAAGTACTCGACAGTGGAAGAACATTATCCTATTGAGATTAGTAATTAAAGATAGGTAGTATATTTATAATAAAAGAAAATTAATAGAATGACAGATAGAAATTTTGGTTACTTAGGGGATAAGTTCCAGTTAAAATTACTTTCACTTTTAATAGTTGATAGTAAATTCGCAGACAACATAGTAGAATCGATTGAACCAACGTATTTTGATGATCAATACTGTAGATTATTGATGCAATTAATAAAAGAATATTATACTAAATATGAAACAGTACCTACCCATGATTCGCTTGACCAACTCATTAGAATAGAGGTTGCTAATGAAACCGCAAAAGAATACTTAAAGGACACACTAAAGAAACTAAAAGACCAAGATTTTGCAGATGCTGAATTTACACAACAAACGGCTTTGAAGTTTTGTAAACAACAAGAGATTAAAAAGGCAATATCTAATTCAGAAAAGATAATGGCTAATGGTAATTTTGAAGACTACGATAAGATAGAAGATTTATTTAGAAAGGCTCTTAGTGTGGGTAATGATAAAGAAGATGGTATTGATGTGTTTAACTCGTTAGACGACGTATTATCGTCTGATTTTAGACACCCAGTGGCTACTGGTATTACAGGGATAGATAATATCACTAATGGAGGACTCTCCAAAGGTGAGTTAGGGGTCGTGTTAGCACCTTTTGGTGTTGGTAAGTCTACGGTATTAACTAAATTTGCCAACACTGCTTATAATCTAGGACATAATGTTGTCCAAATAATATTCGAAGATAACCCTAAGGTTATACAAAGAAAACACATATCATGTTGGACTGGTATTGAGTTAAACGATTTATCGGATAGAAAAGAGGAGGTTAAAGAAAAATTAAAACCTTTTAAGCAAGATAGAGGGAACCTTATAATTAAAAAAATGGCTTCAGATGGTACAACAGTCGCTAAAATAAAACACTACGTTAGGAAACTAATAACTAGAGGGATAAAACCAGATGTGATCATTTTGGATTATATCGATTGTGTTGTACCAAGTAGACAGTTCAACGATGAATACGCTGGAGAAGGGAATGTAATGAGAGAGTTTGAAACATTAGTCCATGAATTTGATATGGTAGGTTGGACTGCGGTTCAAGGTAACAGAAGTTCAATTGGTGCTGATGTTGTTGAAGCACATCAGATAGGAGGGTCAATTAAAAAAGGACAAATAGGTCACTTTATTATGTCAATTGCTAAAACTTTAGAACAAAAAGAAAGTGGGAGGGCAACTATCGCTGTACTTAAATCTAGATTTGGTAAAGATGGTGTTATCTTTGAGGATTGTGTGTTTGACAATGGTAAGGTGTATATAGACACCGATGACCAAGTATCCTTTTTAGGTTTTGAGGGTGTTAAACAAGAAAAGAAAGCCAATAGAGTTTTGGATGCTATCCAAAAAAGGAATGAAAAACTAAATAATAATTAATAAAAATTTATAAAAAATGGACGTATCAAATAGAATTTTGTCGGATATTACTGTGTATATGAAATATGCAAAGTACCTCCCAGAGTTAAATAGAAGAGAGACTTGGGAAGAACTAGTTACAAGGAATAAGAATATGCATATTAAAACATATCCGAAATTAAAAGATGAAATAAATGAAAAATATAAACTAGTTTACGATAAGAAAGTACTACCATCAATGAGGAGTATGCAATTCGGAGGAAAACCAATTGAAATATCACCAAACAGAATTTATAATTGTGCTTATATGCCGATTGACCACATAGATTCTTTTTCAGAAACAATGTTCCTTTTATTAGGTGGAACAGGGGTAGGATACTCCGTACAAAGACATCATGTTGAAAAATTACCAGTAATCCAAAAACCATATGCAAAAAGGGTAAGAAGATTTTTAATAGGGGACTCTATCGAAGGGTGGGCGGATTCAATCAAAGTGTTAATGAAGTCATATATGAATGGTGGTGGTAGTAGGATTGAATTTGACTATTCAGACGTTAGACCAAAAGGAGCTAGATTAATCACTTCAGGTGGTAAAGCTCCAGGTCCTCAACCACTTAAAGAATGTTTGGTTAAAATAGAAGGAATATTGAACCAAAAGGATAATGGTACACAGTTATCCACGATTGAAGTACACGATATCATTTGTTATATTGCCGACGCAGTTTTAGCGGGGGGTATTCGTAGAGCGGCACTGATTAGTTTATTTAGTGCAGACGATGACGCGATGATTGGTTGTAAATCGGGTAATTGGTGGGAAATGAACCCACAAAGAGGAAGGTCTAACAATTCTGCGGTTCTAATGAGACACAAAGTAACTAAAGGGTTTTTTATGGAAATATGGAAACGTGTAGAGTTGTCGGGGTCTGGAGAACCAGGAATCTATCTAAATAACGATAAAGACTGGGGGACTAATCCATGTTGTGAAATAGCACTAAGACCAAATCAGTTCTGTAATCTTTGTGAGGTAAATGTTTCAAATATCGAATCACAAGAAGATCTTAATGAACGAGTTAAGGTAGCCACTTTTATAGGTACGTTACAAGCTGGGTACACTTCTTTCCATTATTTAAGAGATATTTGGAGAGAAACAACAGAAAAAGATGCCTTAATTGGTGTCTCAATGACAGGTATTGGGTCAGGTAAAGTCCTTAACTATGATATGGCTAAATCTGCTAGTTTGGTAAAAAGAGAAAACACTAGAGTCGCTAAATTACTAGGGATAAATCAAGCCGCTAGAACAACAACAGTTAAACCTGCAGGGACTACTTCACTAACATTAGGTACTAGTTCTGGTATTCACGCTTGGCACAATGATTATTATATCAGAAGACTTAGAGTTGGTAAAAATGAGGCTATTTATACGTATTTAACAATTAACCACCCAGAACTAGTGGAGGACGAGTATTTTAGACCACACGACACTGCGGTTATTAGTATTCCACAAAAAGCACCTGACGGAGCTATTATGAGAACAGAATCACCATTCCAATTACTAGAAAGAGTTAAAAAAGTCGCGACTGAATGGGTAAATTCGGGACATAGAAAAGGTTCTAATAGTCATAACGTATCTGCAACTATTTCACTAAGAGAGCATGAATGGGATCCGGCTGGTGAATGGATGTGGGAAAACAGAAATTATTATAATGGGTTAGCGGTATTACCTTACAATGGTGGTACGTACAAACAAGCACCATTTGAAGATATAACAAAAGAAAAATATGAAGAAATGATGGAATCTTTAACAAATGTAGATTTATCTAATGTTGTAGAGTTGGATGACAATACTGATTTAAGTGGGGAGTTAGCTTGTTCTGGTGGTAATTGCGAAATAGATGTGGATCTTAAAAACCTTGAAGACACAGAAGAGTTAGAATTAAACGATATGTAAAAAAGATGAATCAGGATGAAAAGAGACGATGATTGGATTAGTGAATTACACTATAAAGAGTTTACTAAACCTAAACTAAGTGGAGAAGATTTTTATTGGAAGAACGGCACTATGGTTATGACTGAACAATATCATAAAAAAAGAGGTAGTTGTTGTGGTAATGGTTGTAAACATTGTCCATTTTCACCCCCACACTTAAAAATGAACAAAAAGTTAAAAGAAGATAAAAGTTAACAAAAGGACTACAAATTAAAACGATTAATATTTATATTAAAGAAATATATGGCAACTAAAAATATAAATATTAATTTTCCTTTTGAAACCTCTCCTTTAGGGGACTTCCTAAGAGTTAACGCCACGACTAGAAAAGCGGTTAAAGCGGACATAACACACTTACTCTTAACGAGAAAAGGGGATAGACTATACAATCCAGAATTCGGTTCAGGGTTGTATGATTATTTATTTGAACAAATAGACGAAACGACAATTGCGGACGTTAAACAAGAACTCGAAGTCAGTATTGGTAGATACATACCAAACGTTACGATTAATGAAATACTGATAACCCCTAACCCAGACGAAAACCACATAAAGGTAAATTTAGACTATTCTGTTAATAGTGCTTCGTTTCAGGAAAATGACAACATTGAAATTATTTTATAAAAATGGCAAAACGTATTAATTATAACGCACGTAACTTCTTAGAGGTAAGATCTGAATTAATAAATTTCGTTAAACAATACTATCCTGAATTATTTAGTGATTTTAACGACGCATCCGTAGGACAAATGTTATTGGAGTTAAACGCAGCGGTTGCCGACATGTTATCGTTTAATACCGATAGAATGTTTCAAGAAACCCAAATAGACTACGCTCAAGAAAAATCTTCATTGTTAGGGATAGGTAGGACCTTAGGACTAAACATACCAGGTGTTAGTCCCAGTGTGTGTCTAGTAGACTTCAGAGTTACAGTACCACCAAAAGGAGACAGTTTCGATAATACTTATTGTCCAATACTAAAATATGGTTCACAAGTACAAGGAGGTGGGCAAACATTTGAAGTAAACGACGATATTAACTTTGGTTCTCCACTATCATCTGGAGGGATACCCAACAGAACAGTAAAACCTAATACCGACACCAACGGAGTTATAGTTTCATATTACATAACAAAAAGAGAGTTAATTATTAATGGGTCTACAAAAATATTAAAAAGGAATATAAGACCAGAAGACCTTAAACCATTTTTACAAGTAGTTTTACCAGACACAAATGTTATAAGTGTGGAACAGATTAAAATGGTTGATGGTATAGACGCAGCTCAACCAACACTAAGTCAATTTATCGCATTTGATGATAGATTTTTTGAAGTAGAGTCTTTAGCAGAAAATCAAATATTCCTAGACGACTACTCAAGAAGTACAGATAACTCATCAATCACACCAGGTAAATGGGTTGAGGTTGATAAAAAGTTTATTAAAGAATACACAGATAAGGGGTTTTGTAAGGTTACTTTTGGTAGTGGTACTTCAGATTCTTCACCAATTAACAACTACATTAGCAACGGATTTACACAACAAGTCCAAACACTTATAAATAATAAAAGTCTTGGTGAGTTACCTAAAGCTAATTCAACAATTTATGTAAGGTATCGAGTGGGTGGGGGACAAAGATCAAACATTGGACCAAATGTTTTGAATACTACTGGTATTGTTGAATTAACAAGTTTAGGTGGTAATACTAATACAGTTGAATTGGTTAATAGTACCTTAGTCGCTAATAACCCAGTCGCTGCGATAGGTGGTGCGGACACCCCAACAATAGAAGAACTAAGATATCTTATAAAATATAATTTTGCTAGTCAAAATAGGGCTGTTACTGTTAGAGATTACCTATCGTTACTAAGTAAGATGGGTAGTAAATTTGGAGTACCGTTTAGAGTAGGGGTTGCAGAAACACAAAACAAAATAGAAATATCTACACTGGGTCTTTCTCCTTCTAGAAAACTTTCAGATGGATCAACACTAACACTAAAAGATAATATTTCTAGATATCTTTCTAATTATAGGATGATAAATGACTATATAACAATAAGTGGTGGACAGATACTAAATGTTGGTTTTGAGATATACGCTTATCTCGATGATAACTTTAACCGTTCATTGGTATCCGGTGAAATGATTAACGCTGTCAGAGATTACATGAATATTAATAATCAAGAGATGGGGCAAAATATTTACCTAGCTGACTTATCGAGAACTGTAAACTCAATAGAAGGAGTTCTAAATGTAACGGAGATGAAAGTTTTCAACCTAGTTGGTGGGAAGTACTCTATTGATGAAGTACCACAACCATATATTGACCAATCGAAGAGAGAAATCAATACTCAGAATAACTTAACTTTGTTTGGTAACTTTAACACTATGTACGAAATTAAGTACCCAGAAAACGATATTAAGGTGATTGCTAAGTAAATCTCATTTACTTTTGAAAAAATATCATTAAAAATATTTATTAATAAATCACTTAATGAAAGAATCCAAAGTAATAAGAATACTACCCAAAGAAGGGACTCAAAATATTAACTTAAATATTGAGCAAGACTTCGATTATTTAGAAGTTTTAAGTCTTAAGATATTACAAAAAGACGCTTATCGAATATTTTGTTCGGATAAGGGAGTTTTAGTTGGTAAAGTGCGAGCAAACGGAGGATTCCCAATACAAAATGCTAAAATTTCAGTCTTTATACCTATAGATAACGAGGACATACAGAACTCAACAATAAGAAGTATCTACCCATTTACCACGCCAAATGACACACTACCAAGTGGTAAAAGATATAACTTATTACCTAGGGACAAACAACTAGGTACTCCCGCTGACCACGTTCCGGTGGGAACATTCCCATCGAAATATGATTTACTAACTAATCCTACTTTGAAATATATTCATGAAAAATATTATAAGTATACTACAACCACAAATGAAAACGGAGACTATATGTTTTTTGGGTTACCTAGTGGTACCCATATTATTCATTGTGACGTTGATATAAGTGATATAGGTACTAATTCGGTAACACCGGTAGATTTAATTAACCTTGGGTACTCCCCATACCTTTTTAATTCGGACACCGAATTTAAGACAGCGAATGACCTAAACCAGTTAGCCCAAGTAATAGGGATAAATAACACCACTTTTGTTAATCCTTTTTGGGGAGATCCAGACCAATGTGAGTTTGGACTAACGAGACTAGATTTTGCTGTGTCAAGATTCGTAAACCCTAAAGCTTATCTTATTGGTAGTTTTTATACTGACGATGACCCGGATACTGGTAATAATACTTACGTTCCCTCTGCTTGTTGGCAAAAATTTGCTTACACTAACACTGAGGAAATTGGGTTTAAGGCTGGTGTTTCCAGAACAGTTTCGGCACAAAGTTTAAGAAATGGTCGTCAAAATGGGATACCAATCGGAATAATAGAAGCTGTTAGGATAGGTGAAGATGGGCCGGAATATGTAGGAAAATGGAAAACAGACGAAAATGGTAGTTTTGTTATACCATTACCTTTGAATTTAGGTAAGAAAATTTGGGATGAAGATTTACAAGGTTGGAGAGATGACGAGCAAGAAGGTGTTGCGACTTACGCGGACTACAGATTCAAATTTTATTTTGAGGGACAATCAGATGTAAATGAACTTGGGTTTGCTGACGTAAAACTAAACTCAAAAACAAACAGGGGTGTCTTTTACGCGCCCAATACACGTGATGGAGGGGGTGATGAAAACAAATATACTTTTTATGCTGAACCAGAAGAAGTTGATAATGGTGGGTACTCATATAATATGAAAGACCAATTTGGGTTAAAACTTGAGGAATATCGTAATTATTCTCGAATTCGTATGGGTAGTTTTTATACTGTTGGACAGAATTTTAATTATATTGCGGACTTTGACTCAGCGGTCCAGGATTTAGGGGACAACCAACACGGGGTTAATTGGTATTTTGAACAAACCCAAGGCACTGCTATAAATTATAGTCATTATTATAGCAGTGCCTATGGTGGAAATAGTCCAGATTGGGTTGGTAATAGTGTGGGGACAAATCCTTGGATAATTAGTCGTAGTTATGTGTTTACTGATTTATACTCAGAGGGGGATGTAACAAGTAGAAATCTTTTCCCAACGAATTACCTATTTGGTGACTATTATATGAAAGCCCCAGCCAAACAAAATACTTTATTAGACTCTGATTTATCTATGATCGGTGGGTTTATCTCTAACTACACTATTAATAGGGAGGTTGAAGCTAGTTACAGAGGTCTTGGGTTTGATAGTGGTAATACTGATATGGAGTTAGTAAACGGGGCTGGTGACTCAAGTTTTGGAAATGCACAAAATCTAGATGGTTCTAATGGAGGACCCCAACTATTTGGGAGGGGTGAAGAAATAACTAATGCTATTGATACAACGATAAGTCTTTGGTATGATAATGCAACTATGGATGGTTGTATTGGGTGTTTGACTTTTGGATCCTACATACCTTCAGGTAATTACCTAGATAATGGTCAGAATAATAATGGTTCTTGGTTTAATGTTGACGCAACCCCATATTATGGTCAGACTAACTTTAGTCTGATAAATCCATCAAATACTGCGTGGGATGGGACGACGGGTCAATCAAGTACTAAAACAATAACAGGTAATATAATGATGGGTGGTTTTGTAGCTACTTACGCCGCTAAATATGCACTAAGTGCAAATCTTATCACTACTAAAACTTCCAGTAGTAATGACTGGGTTGTTGTGGGGTTATCTTATTGTGACGCAACGGTATATGATTGTAATAGTAATGGTAACTGGGCTTTTTCAGGAGCTACCGCTTATTATGGTAAAACGAAAGACGACGGGTGGTGCGAGGATTCACGAACAGTACCTGAGAAAGAGAACATCGCACAAATAGATTTTACTTGGTCAGGGGCTCAACCTGCTGATCCAGTTGTTCCAACTTATAATTTTAAGGTTACTGAGTATGGGCAAATCACTTGGTATAATATCTTATTAAAAGAAGGTATGGGGGTAAGGGTTACCGTTAGACCAACACTATCTGACGAAAGTTTGAATCCGGTAAATAATGATAGGGGTAGTAGTAGCGTTGCTATTTGTTACGCATGTACACCAACATACGAAGCTGGTTGTGGTGGTAGAGAAGTCTCTTCTTTCGGAGTTATATCAGCTCAAGATATTATGAATTATGATAATAGAAATATAGAAGAAGCTATCCACGGGTCTTTATATTTTCCACAATACTATGTGGGGGATAGTGATTCAGAATGTTGTAGTCGAAGTAATAACGAACCCAACCAAAGGTGGGACAAAACTAATACTATAAGTGGACGTCAAAGGACTGAAAATTGGCAACATAACTCCTTACTTTATGCCGGTACTTTCTTAGCTAACTCCAGTACACAATATAAAAACTATAATAACTCCGGGAATGACCCTTTAGGTGGGCAAACAATCGTAAATGCTAAATACTATAACGTAAACACCATTGGAGAGACAAAAATCACAGAAATAACAAAAGACATACCAAATTACCAACAAGGAGTTAATCAGTGGGCATCAATAGATAGACATTTACCAAGTTCTTCAGCAAACCCAACGATAGAGATGAACGCACCTCTCAGTACTCGGGAAAATAATGAAGAAGATTTTGACACAAATGGAGATGGGACAGGAATCCAATTCACACAACACAAATATTTCGCACCATATGATAATCTCTTACTTAGGACTAGTCAACAATGGCCAAGAGATGAAGGAGAGGATGGTAGTGACATACTTTGTCCTGAAAGTACAATACCAATGACCTATGACTGGGTAAGTTCGAATTGGTATAATAACTTAATGTACCCTGTGCAAGTAACGTACAACCCTAATGGTTATTTAACATTCTCTAACTACCATGTTTTTAAGGTATCACCTCCGATTATGTCCGAAAACGCACTTTGGACACCTTGGATAAGAAGGGTACCTAAAGAATGGTATGATAATAACACCTTTTGGTGGTCAACGATACAACCAGGTCCCTTAACAGTTATTGGAGACACTAATGCTTTTAATAATGAAAAAGGAGGAAATAACGCTGTGGTTGATGCTTACCCTAAAAGAAAATATTATTTCTTTAGTTGTTTTTATAATTTAAGTCCAGCTGAAAAACTAAAAAGAATATTGGGATATAAAACAGGTTTAATTTAGAATATTATGGAAAGAAAAAAAATAGTAGGTACGCCTTTTAAGACCGCCAATGGGGTAAATGTTGGGTATGACATAAATGTTGGTTTCGAAAATAGTAATAAACCACTACCAACAGGGGAGGTAATAAGAATTGTTAGTGCAGGTCAACAATTTGAAAAAGAAAGACAAGAATCTACTAAATATAGATTAACTGGTAATATAACCCCTATGATATATTACCCCCAAGATTTTTATTGGTTAGGTAATCAAATAAATAACGCATTTGAGTTTGTTACTGGGGCAACATCCAGTTCTCAAACAAATGCGTTATCTACACAAAATTATAATTTACCTAATATTTTAACATTAAACGGACCAAACCCTACCAGTTCCCAAATGGAAATAAGTAATAAAGATAATTGGGTGGGTCAAATACTATACCCTTATGAAAACGAATACACATTAAAATATAACATACCACAATTTAACGCTTCTAAAGCGTACGCTGCGGATATTGAAGACAGTAGATTCTCTATTGATACGGGTATTGATAATTTAGTGTATCAAAAAATAAGTGATTACTTAGATTTGATGGTTAATGGTATTACTTTAGAAGATTGGTTTATTGGTGCTCAGTTTATTAAACAAGAACCAATAGATTATAACCAAACCCTAATTATTGCTAACCAACAATTCCAAGGGTACGTACAAGACGGAGTACCTTTTCTTTTTAGTATACCTATTAAAACAGAACAAGGTTGGTTTACTGCGTTATACACACCCTTCCCACATAATTTTGAAGAAGGTGACTATCTTTTCATTAAGCCGTTATCATCTACAGGATATAATGTTTCTAACAACCAATACGATACTTGCGACCCATCATTATATGGGTTTAAGAGAGTAATAGATACTAAATGGAACTCAGTGTTAAATAATAAAAATAAATATTACGTTATTATAGACCATAAAACAAAGTATCATGAAGATTGGACAACATCAGCGGCCCCCAATAGTGGTTCTTGGAAAGTACGTTCATCACAGGGATTTATTAAACGAGTTAAAAATTATTCTGAGGTTGGAACACTAGACATAACTACAGAACTACTACTTAATACTACCTTTAGTATAGTACCAGGAGGTACGATGGTAACACTATTGGTTATTCATGAACTAAAAAAAGAAGATAACATCCTATTAACTCTTGGAGAGGATGCTGTAGACACACATTTCCCAAATCAAATAAGACCCCTATTGTATAATCTAAGTGGGACGTATGAAGTTACTGACATTGTTAACGATTATTCTTTTATAATAAGATCAACTGAATTATCAGATGGTATTGCGTATTGGGAAGACCAATACACATTTGGTACCCTACCTCAAGTAACATATATTACATTATCTAAACTAAACCCATACCCTTCTGAGTATTACTTAAGAAAAGGTAAAATACTTACAACTATTAATGAATTTGAAGTTAGTAAACTACCAATGAGTAATAGTATATATAACGACACGAACTCCAACCTAGTGGTTGAAGAAGATATAGACATTAAGGGACTAAAAGATAATTTAGGTAGACCTATAAGTCAGTTATATCTTAGTTTAACAAAAAGAGCTGGTAAAGAAAATTATGATTTTACTGACGTTGAAACATTTTTTTCTTGGGTATTTTCCTTTAGTCAGATATTAGTTAAAACTGGGGATGGTTTAGAAATAGCCTCAAAAAGATGTAAAGACTCCGATGATTATGTAGGGTATGTTAAGGACGTAACAAAAGGGTGGATGGACGCTTATGGTGAGTTTCTTGGTGATACTTATTATATTGATTTTACTGAATATAATAAATCTACTCTTGAAGAAAAAACGGTAGAAACGTTAAAACATCGATTTAATACTAGTTATCGCGAATGTGGTGAGGGGATATGTGACGAATGGCTTTTAGATGTTAGGGACAATAACTTCGGAGGGTGGGGTATTTACTCGAATAATTCCGGTACCTTAACTAATACAGCTAATAACGGAGCGGTACTTAATTCTTCTAACTCTTGGGTTGGACCGATAGAGAACAACTTTAGCACCGGTAATTTTATCGAACAAAGTTTTATCGTAACTACTTCGTACCAGAACCAGGAACTATACATGACCTTTGAATATACCCAAGTAACATCTACGGGAATTGTTAAAATTTTAGACCCAGGAGGGTCACAAATAATTTCTACAATTATATTTCCGGGGAATGCTGCGGACATTGATGGTAGTGCACAACAAGGAACATTCTCGGCAACATTCACACCCACTCAAACAGGAACGCATAAAATCTTATTAGGGTTGAGTAATTATCCAGAAACGTATGTAGACGTAGGGGGTAGTACGGTTACAACTTCTACTTTTGAAGGGAAGTATAGTGGCTTACAAATTTTGAAATACTACGGCACACCTCAATTTTCTGGATGGATATACGACCCATTCGAGGAGTATACAATAAGAAGATATTCTGATTTTATTGAAGTTGCTGACCCTAAAGTTTTAGGGGTTCCAGACTACGCCACTTTTATTGATGGTTTATGGTATTGGAGAGATTTATTAGATGTTGGTTATTTTGAAGATATTGATTTTACTATTGGTGTTGATTACCCATTTCTAAACGGCAAACATTATGTAGATGCAACGTTAAATCTAACTGTTGGGTTAACACCGAACCAACTAGGGGGTACCAACGGGAATGGTAACACAATTATAATTTTTGGTTGTATGGATATTGTTTCTAGTAATTACAATCCTTTCGCGACAGTACCATGTGATAATGATGCTGCGATTCAAGGAGGTCCTTGTGTTAATGACTCAAATGGAGTGATGCAGAGTTTGGTAACTAACCCACTAGGTTGTTGCTGTTTCTATCAACTTGACCCAGTTAATTCGGCGAATAATACTGTATTCGCGGTGAAAACACCACCGGCTAGTGTACTTGGCAATGGACCACAAGGGGTTAAGCGA